AAAAAGATTTTTTCGGTTCTGGAACTGTAATCGACTCTGCCGATGACAAAGATGTACAGGACTTTCTCTCGGAAGTTTCTGACAAGATGCAGGTAGATGAAGATTCCGGTGCAGAAGATACCGAAGGCGCGTCTGAAACGCCCCAAGGTCTGGCTGCATTTGTTCGTGAAGCGTTTGACAGATCGGACAGTGCACGTAAGACTATTGAAGAGAAGTGGTTGAATGCCCTTCGTCAGTACAAAGGTATCTACTCTCCTGAAGTTCTTGAACGTATGGATCCTCTACGTAGTAAAGCTTTTGTTCGTATGACAAGAACTAAGGTCAAGACTGTTGACAGTCGTTTGTCTGACCTGCTGTTCCCTGCGAACGGAGATAAGAACTGGGGTATTGAGCCTACGCCACTGCCACAGTTCAGCAAGAAGAAAGAGGCTGCTATCCTTGAAGTTGTTTCTCAGGATCAAGGTAAGCAGATTAGCCCTGAAGAACTCTATGTTCTTATGCAAGATGAAGCTAAGAATCAAGCTGGCAAGATGTCTAAGGTTATCGAAGACCAGCTTGCTGAGTTGAAGTATCGTGAGATTATGCGAGATGTTATGCATTCTGGTAATCTGTATGGTACTGGTATTCTTAAAGGGCCTCTTGTTTCTATCTCTGAAAACCGTCAGTACTATAAGAAGGAAAAGAATGGAGACAAAGAGAAGTGGATACTCTGTGATTATGACTCCATCACGCCCTTCATCGAAAACGTCCGCATATGGGATATCTACCCGGACATGGAAGCTACTTGCCCCTCCGAATGTAGATACATCATTCAACGACGGAAGATGGATAAGCACGATGTCATCGGTCTCGG